AACAAGAAAGACAATATTATCCTATTAAAATTAACTTATACGAGAAAGGAGAAATAGATGAGTAATATAAACTTTGAACAAGACCAACGAGAAGATTTGAATTCAGTTAACGATGCAAAATCATTATCGGATCAAGTTATCAAACTAAAAAAATTAGAGGATGAACTTGAAGAAAAAGAAAAAGAATTAAAAGAACTGAAACGTCATGTTGATTTAGTATCAGGGGAGGTAATACCAACCATGATGCAAGAAATGAATATTTCTACATTGAAATTATCAGACGGTTCTTCAGTTGAAGTTAAACCAGTTTATGGTGCTTCAATTACAGTAGCAAATAAAGAAGCAGCATTTAAATGGCTTCGAGATAACGGCCTAGGTGATCTTATTAAAAATGAGGTTACAGTTTCCTTTGGCCGTAACGAAGATAACAAGGCATCGCAATATGCGGTCCTTGCGCAAGGTCAAGGGTACGAACCTGTCCAGAAATTGAAGGTCGAACCAATGACACTTAAAGCATTGGTCAGAGAGCGTCTGGAATCTGGACAAGAGATGCCCTCTGATCTTTTTAATGTGTTCACAGGAAACAGAACCAAAGTAACAAGGAGCAAATAAACATGAACCAAGTAGCAGAGAAAAAGTCTGCAGGTCTTCCAACAAATATGTTTGAAGATGATGCAGCAAAAGGTTTGGGTAAAATAGGTCAAGATGATCTAGCCCTACCTTTTTTAAAAATCCTAGGACAACTTTCACCGGAAGTTAACAAACGTGATGGTAAGTATGTTGAAGGTGCAGAGCCGGGTATGATATTCAATTCAGTATCTGGTGAACTGTATGACGGAGTAAAAGGTATTGATGTCATTCCATGTTTTTATAAATTGGAATACATCGAATGGAAAGATAGAGGGGAGGGTTTAGGTGCACCAGTAAACATCTATGATTCTTCTTCTGATATCATGTCCAAGACAACACCTGATGCAAACTATAAAGATAGACTACCTAATGGTAACTATATTGATAAGACTGCATCACACTTTGTCATTATCACGGGAGATAATCCAGCAACAGCATTGATATCTATGAAGTCTACTCAATTAAAGATTAGTAGAAAATGGAACTCAATGATGTCTGGAATAAAAATGAAGGGTGCCAATGGGTTATTCACACCAGCATCTTTCAGCCACATTTACAGACTAAAGACTACGCAAATGTCAAACGATAAAGGCACATGGTTTGGTTGGGAAGTCAGTAAAGTTGGCCCAGTAACTGATCAATCCTTATACGGTCAAGCAAAATCATTTAGTGAAAACATTTCCAAAGGATCTGTTAAAGCTAAACATGGCGAGACTGAAGCAAAGAAGGATAGCATTATCTAATTCTCTAAGAGAATGAGTGCACAGGTGGGCCAAACGGGAGACTGGGTGGCCCACTGATACAGTTATGGAGAAAAGATATATAGAATTTTTTGATGGGTATAGGCAGGCTTATGGTCTAGCTGACTTTGAACATCCAGAAGCATATACAGATCCCGACAGTGGTAAAAAGAAACCTGTATATAGATGGAATTTTGAAAAGCTAACAGAGCAAGTATATAGTTCACACTTAAAAGGTGAGCTATCAATTGGTATTCAACCATGTAATGAAAACAAAGAAGTTAAATTTGGCGTAATTGATATTGATCCAAAAGAGTATGATGACTTTGATAAAAAATTTTTTATAGATATAATTCAACAATACGATCTACCTCTGATACCGGTGGAATCTAAAAGTGGTGGGCTTCATTTATGTATCTTCATGAACAGTTTTACGGATGCTAAGAGTGTTAAATCTTTTTTAAGTAATCTGTTACCTTTATTTAAATTAAAACCTGATTGCGAAATATTTCCAAAGCAAACAGAGCTCACCAGGGATGAGGAGACAGGGAACTTAAAACCAGGACAGTTTATTAATCTGCCTTACTATGGAGATAAAAGAAAAGCTATAAATTTAGATGGCACAAAGTTTGAGTTAGATCAATTTTTAAAAGTTGTTGAATCTAATCTTGTTTCAAAAGAAGATTTAAAAGTTATTACAGAGGAGATAGATCAAAAAATATATCAAGGGGTAGATGGTGATTTAATAGATGGCCCACCTTGTTTAGCTGACATATCAAAAGTATCTAATCAAAAAGGTTTTGATGGCAAGGATAGATTTATGTATAACTACCATGTCTTTGTTAAAATGAAGTACCCAGATAGCTGGGAACAAAAAGTAAAAAATGCTCCGGTAAAATTTTTTGAAGAGTTACATGCAAATGCATGGGACGATAAAAAACTAAATGCAAAAGTAAAATCCTGGAAGAGATCTGAAAAAGGTTATACTTGCAATGAGAGTCCAATAAGTGATTTTTGTAAGAAAGGTATTTGTGTAAAGAAAAAGTTTGGGGTCCTGGCAGGATCAAAGGGTGCCTACCCTGTCCTGACTAACTTAAGAAAGATAGAAATTTTTGAAGAACCTGAGTATGAGTTTGACGTTACAAAGCCAGATGGTATCGGAACAGCTACAGTACACTGTAAATCAATAGAACATTTAAATGATCAACGTAAAAGAAGAAACGCAATTGCAAAAGCTGCAGGCTTTCCGCCTCCACTAATAAAAGGTGATGAGGAACAGGTTGTATTAGAAGCTTTGTATGCCACGCAAAAAATAGTTCAACCACCTATTGGAACATCACCAAAAGAAAAATTACATGATGTATTGCATGCAAAAATAAATGGACCTCGTGCTACTAATGATGCAGCATTTAAAACTGGGTCGGTATTGGTGGAAGGTGATTATGCATTTTTTAAATTTGATAAATTTTTTGAAAGATTAAAAGCTAAAGATTGGAAGTACAAAGAAGAAAAGACAGGCCGTATTATGGAGACTACATACAGAGAATGTGGCATAGAGTTTTTAGAACAAAAAAGATTTCCTACAACTAAAAAAGGAGAATACAATGCGTCTGTTAAGAACGTAGTACAGATAAATATTAAAGCGTTTGAAGAGATACCAATAAACCATTCTCCAATAAAACATAAAACGGATATAATGTGATCAGTAGAAAATTATTTGGTCCTCCAGGCACAGGCAAGACAACAAAACTTCTAAAATATGTTAAGACATTTTTAAAACTAGGTACACCTATAGATAAAATAGGGTACTTTGCATTTACAAGAAAGGCTGCTGAAGAAGCAATTGACAGAATGATGGAACAATATCCACAATACAGAAGAAAAGATTTAAAATACTTTAGAACCCTACACTCACTAGCTTTTACGAGATTAGGTCTTTCTAAATCCCAAGTCATGCAGGACGAACACTACGAAGACATTGGTAGAAAGTTAGGAATTGAGGTGACTGTTTATTCTGATGGACAAGAAAAGACAGGGTTTGTTGATTCTAATAGTGAGTATTTTAATTTAATAAATGCAGCCAGAATAAAAGAAACATCTATTGAAGAAGAATACAATACAGCAATGTACTCAAATGATTTAGATAAAAGACTCTTACCTATCTTACAAGAAGAAGTAATTAGCTACAAAAAAGCTTTTGAACTGGTAGATTTTACAGACATGATAGAAAAATTTATTGTGTCAGAACTGTGTCCAAAATTAGACGTGGCTTTTATAGATGAAGCCCAGGATCTATCTCCAATACAATGGAAAATGTGTAATGAAATAATAAAAAACAGTAAATATGTTATTCTAGCAGGTGATGATGACCAAGCTATTTATGGTTGGGCTGGAGCAGATGTAAAAAAATTTCAAGATATTCAATCTAAAAAAGACATTATCTTGCCACAATCTTTTAGGGTTCCGCAGTCTGTGCAGTATATCGCTGATAAAATATTGGACAGAATACCTGACCTAAGAAGAATTAAAAAACAATGGAAAGCTAGAGAAGAGCAAGGAAGTGTAGACTATATTACTTCAATAGAAGACGCACCATTGGAGTATGGTAAATGGCTAATACTAGCAAGATACAATGACAAATTAGATAGATTAAAACCGGTGTTAAAAGACAGGCATTTGTATTTTGAATACAAGGGTAGAAAAAGTTTTAGTAGTTCCTTGTTTAGAAGCATTCTAAACTACACAAGATGGGCAGATAAGAATGACCTATTGTCTATATCTGAAGTGCGGGGTATATTTGATCAAACAGGTGATGATATTGAGTTAACAGACGAACGGCTTTATGATTTAGCTGAGTTTGGATTTAGTAAGACAGAAAGATGGTACGATAAATTTTTAATTAATTATGAAGAGTCTTTATACATCAGAGAAATGTTACGAAACAAAGAAAACTTACATGATAGTGCAAGGATAAAACTTTCTACAATACATTCTGCAAAAGGTGGAGAAGAAGAAAATGTTTTAATTATTTTAGACAATACAAAAACAATTAGAGAATCAGTTGAAAAAAGTCAAGACAAAGCTGATGAAGAAAATAGAGTTTGGTATGTTGGTGTTACAAGGACCAGACAAAATTTATATCTGTTAACAGCAAAAAAGGAGGAACACGGTTATGACATCGAAAGTTTGGGACAAGCAGCACGGCGGGAATCATTACCAAAAGTACAAAATACAACCAAGTAAGTTTGTAGTGGAGAATGAGTTGTTATATCCCGAGGGTTGTGCTATAAAATATATTATCCGTCACCGAGACAAAAACGGAAAGGAAGATATATTGAAGGCTATACATTTTATGGAAATGATACTGGAGAGGGACTACAGTGAAAATTCCTAAGTTTGAAGCACAGACTGAGTGGGTTAAACCCACAGAGTTTCCAGACCTACGTCAAGTAGATGAGATTGCAATTGACCTGGAGACAAAAGATCCAGACTTAATTAAAAAAGGATCTGGTTCTGTGATCGGTAATGGTGAAGTAATTGGTATCGCTGTTGCAACAAAACATTTTAAAGGTTACTTTCCTATCGCACATGAAGGTGGTGGGAACATGGATAAGGTAAGAGTATTAACCTGGTTAAAAGATATATTAGAAGCACCCTCAACAAAAGTTTTTCACAACGCAATATATGATGTTTGTTGGTTACGTGCCATGGGTTTTAAAATAAATGGTGACATAGCCTGCACAATGATAGCTGCAGCTGTAACTGACGAGAACAGATTTCGCTATGATCTCAATAGTTTATCGTGGCATTACCTAGGTTACGGAAAGAACGAAGCAGCGTTGGCAGAAGCTGCATCTGAATGGGGCATAGATCCTAAATCAGAAATGTATAAACTTCCTGCAATGCATGCAGGCGCATATGCCGAACGTGATGCTGAGGTTACATTTGGTCTTTGGCAAGAAATGAAAAAAGAAATTATAAGTCAAGACCTTGAAGATATATTTGATTTAGAATCTGATTTGTTTCATTGCTTAGTTGACATGAGATTTAAAGGTGTGCGTGTAGATATAGAACGTGCACATCAAATGAAAAAAGAAATGAAGACAGCTGAACAAGAACTACTTCAAAAAATAAAAAAAGAAACAAACATTGACACACAAATTTGGGCTGCAAGATCTATTGCAAATGTTTTTGATATGTTAAGATTAGAATATCCACGTACAGATAAAACACAAGCACCAAGTTTTACAAAAAATTTTTTACAAGAACATAAACATCCTGTTGTAAATATGATTGCGCAGGCAAGAGAAATAAATAAAGCTCACACAACTTTTATAGATTCTATTTTACGACATGAACACAAAGGTAGAATACATGCTGAAATAAATCAGCTTAGATCACAAACCGGGGGCACGGTTACTGGTAGGTTTTCCTACCAGAACCCAAACCTACAACAAATACCTGCAAGAAATAAAGACCTTGGACCTAAGATAAGGTCGTTATTTATACCCGAGGAGGGCCATAGATGGGGTGTATTTGACTATTCTCAACAAGAACCTAGGTTGGTAGTGCATTATGCATCTTTGTATAAATTACCTTCTGTATACGATGTAATAGAATCTTATAACAATAATCCTGATGCAGACTTTCACCAGACTGTAGCGGACATGGCTCAGATACCTAGATCACAAGCTAAAACAATTAACCTTGGTTTGTTTTATGGTATGGGTAAAGCAAAACTACAAGCAGAACTTGGTGTAACTAAAGAAAAGGCTGCTGATTTATTTAATCAGTATCATGCTAAAGTTCCGTTTGTAAAACAGTTAATGGAAAAAGCATCTAACAGAGCACAAGATAGAGGTCAGATAAGAACTCTACTTGGTAGATTGTGTAGGTTTCATCTTTGGGAACCTAATAGTTTCGGTATGCATAAAGCCATGTCTCACGAAGATGCACTCAGGGAACATGGACCAGGGATTAAAAGAGCATACACTTACAAAGCATTAAATAAATTAATACAAGGTAGTGCAGCAGACATGACAAAGAAAGCAATGTTAGAATTATATAAAGAAGGAATTATACCTCACATACAAATACATGATGAATTAGATTTGTCTATTGAAGATGACGCACAGGCTAAAAAGGTCATTGATATTATGGAGCAGGCTGTTAATCTAGAAGTCCCAAATAAAGTCGACTATGAATCAGGAGACAATTGGGGGGAGATAAATGACTGATGGCTTATTTAAATGCAAACATACCTGTAATAGAATGTTGGGTAAGAGGTAATTACCTAAGAGATCAAAAAGATTCTCACGATAAATATTTTGAAGTAGGAGTATTTGGTTTTAGTTCAATACCAAACAGAGTACCACTATTTCATTTCTTAATGGAGGATGGCGGCCTATGGTGGAGAGCACCTATAACTGCATTCTGTACTAAACCTGGAGTAAAAGAGCTGCCTCTTGATGAAGTAGTTATGTGGGATAGCTTTAGTTACAATGTAAGTGTCACAACTTTTTATGAATTAGCTGGCGCTACAATGCAATACACGTCAAGACGTAAAGTAAAACGTAAAGGTAAATATTTATTTACAATAGATTGGTGCGCAGGAGACTTTAATGAATTAAATTTTGGTTATGCAGAGAAACCAGACCAACACAAATGTGGCCATGTTCTTGAATTAGAGGATGGTAACTTTGCAATACAGCCAAATAATAGACTTAAAATGTTTGATGCATCGATGGGTGTTGACCCAAACAAAAACTTGATTAATAGACTTGTAACAAGTAAGATATACTCCGTAGAAAATTCAGCTAAATGGATTACAGACGAACACGAAGCAGGGAGTTATGACTATAAGCTGAAAAACTTGGAGGACGAAGATGATAAGTAAATACAAAGATAAATTTATGGTATGGCAACTACACTATAGAACAGAGATTATATGTTTTGTAGCGGGTTTCATATTAGGTGTAATAATCCTTTAATTTAAGCAATATGAAAAGAAGTAAAATACAAAAAATTAGGGACAGGTGTGTTCAAACTGCAAAGAATATTTGGAATAAAATAAAATTATTATTTACACCAAGAGCGCAGTAATGAACCTGGTAGATCTGTTAAAGAAAAACATAGTAATGGTGCCAGTTGTGGCTTCACTCGTGGTGGGGACATTTACAGGTGTTCGTTATGTTGTTAATCTTACAGATAGTATTAATACATCAGAGCAACAAATAATAAATCTTGAAAGAGATCTTAAACAAGCTCAAAAAAATATTGCAGAAATAAATACAAGATTGTCTTCAGCCGAAGCAACGTGGCAGATGGCAGAAAATTTATACAGACAATTAGCAGACCAAGTTAGAGAAAACAGTTATGATATTAAGGATTTAAGTAGGTAATGTATTATGGAGATAGCCAGGATGAATTATTATTTTACAGGACTTCTTATCTTAATGTTAACAGCTCTGGCTTTTTGTGCAACGCCAGCATATCCTAGAAATGAGTATCTCAATGACGGTACTAATACTTGTAGCACTGGCTCTTTTGACATATCAGTCGAACAAAGAGACTCGGAGTCTAAGTATCGACACTATAATCCTGACAATAATTATAGCAGCCCTTCTGATGATCAATCGATAAGACTTACCTGGAGAAAATATTTAGGTTCAGCCTGCACAAAAGAATTTAGAGAAGTACAAACAGAAAATGCACAATTAAAACAGCAATTAGAATTGATGAAAATGTGTGGAAAAGTCAATAATAACCCCACTATTCAACGTAACCCTAACTTCGCATTGCTAGTTTCAAAATGTTCTGGTATAATAATTCCTGAAAACAAGAAGCCTGACAACAGTCATTGGGATGATCTGAAAGATAATTATAAGAAAGAAAATCCTAATACAAAACTTATGGGCGACAAGTTTATAGGACCGAATGAATAAAAAACCACTCACTATATCGGACGAGGCTAAAGTGCAGATGCCTATGAAGACGGTTGCTAGTTTGATCGCGCTCGTCGCAATCGGCACCTGGGCTTATTTTGGTATTAATGAGCAACTCAACAAGCACAGCACTCAATTAGAATTATTTCAAAAAGATTTAGAACATAATACAGAGTTTAGAATTAAATACCCACGTGGAGAACTTGGTCAGTCAAGTGGGGAAGCGGAGCTTTTCATGTTGGTGGAGCATATCGCAGGATTATTAGAAGAAGTAGAGGAAGAAGTAAAGAGCATGAGAGACAATGCAGTTAACATAGAATTTTTACAAGAAAGAACAAAGAAACTTACAGAAGATGTAGAGAAGTTAATTAGAAATGGGAGTGGACATTAATGATTGAATTAGTTTTTGCACTCTTATTAATACAAGATCATAAAATTATAGAGCATCGTTATCACGAGAATCTAAGTTCTTGTATGAAAGCCAGACGTTACGCTATGAATGACAGAGATCCTGGTGGCAGAGTTGTATTTAAATGCATACAGTCTAAAGCAAATGTAGAAGTTTACATGGGAGATAAAAAAATTACTTCATTAATACTAAACTAATGGTAAAAATTCATACAGAAATAATTAATGGTGTTTGTCCAACCTGTGAAGAATTTACAATGTTAGTAGGTGTTACTAAAACTTTTTATAGATGCATGAATTGTGGTGCAGATTTAGAACAATTTGTTAACGGTAAAATAAGTTACATACCAACACTTAGTCCCAAAACATTAGAGTCTAAAATGAAAGAATATTTTATAGCTGAAGAGGAATAATGGCCAAAAAAGCAAAAGGTTTGTATGCAAAAATAGAGCACGAACCTATTTTTCACAAAACTTCGATTGGACGCAACCCTAGCTTGTGTAAAATGAACAAAAGTAAGCGACGTATGTATAAAAAATATCGGGGCCAGGGACGTTAGGGGTTGACAAATATCTCGTAATATCCTATATAGAAAGTACAACAGAAAGGTAAAACATGACTATAACAAAAAAAGCTAACTACAGAACTTTCCTAGAAAAACAAAACAAGAGGAAAGATAAGAAAATAAGAGATCTTGAACTAACAATACAAAGTCTTCAAGAAGATAACGAAGGCCAACAAACATACATTAGTGAGCTACAGGAAAGAAAAGACCAATACAAAGAAGAGCGTAATGAGAATGCAGAAGAGGTAGAAAATTTAAAACAAGACAAAGATCACCTTGAATTGCAATATCTAAAACAAGTTGTGGATCTACAAAATAAAGTTATTAATTATGCAGAACACAAGGCAACATTTGTGCCACCGGTTTATAACAGCTCATATGTTAAAGATAACATGGGAAATGGTGCAGCAACACCTAATGTTACTACATCTAGTTCGAGCACTATACTACGATGAAAGAAAAAGTAATAACAATAAAACCAAAAGGCATAAGCCAAAAACAATACTCTAATTTTTTATTAGAGTTAAATCTTATGAAGAAAGCCTGGAAGCCCTACGGTGTAAACGTAGAGATATCAGCTCCAGGTTTGCGTAAGATTATATTGTTTGGAACGAGGACAGGCGTTGCAGGAAAAGATTGACAAAGCTGCAAACGATTGGAACCGCACTAAGGATCCTAAGTATAAAGATCTTTGGTATAAATTAATAAAGGAGTATGTAGGTGGATCTTATAATATACAACGATGGGGTGTACAGTCTCGTGCCAGTGACAAAACAAATGTTGGCAGACATGATGTTATTCAGCCAGCTAAATTTTTTCGACCTTTGCGACATCATAAGATTAAAGTTAACAACGTATCATGATTATCCTATCAATGCACATGTCATGAATGATGGCAGTGGAGACTTTTTTGGTTGTATGCAAAGAGACTAGGTTTCTTGTGATGGTGTGCAGAAAAATTTAATAAAAATTTTCTTTTGATTTACATCATTAGCACCAATTTTTTCTAACTGAACTATGGATTCTTTATACCCTGCATTTAAACAAGTATATAAATCAGGATATGAAGCAGTGTGTTGCACCGGAGGCAAACAAGAGTTGGCCATGCCCGAACAAAATATAAAAGTTAAAATAAAATTCATTGACACCTATTGTATTGTATGAGATAAATCCCATATGAAAATTAATATTAGAAAGGAGTATAACAGAAGATGACTGATATAACAAAATATAAAAATGTTTCTTTGTCTCATGACACTTACGGCGACATAGATAAACTACGAAAAATTTTAGTGCCCAATACTACGTTAAGTAGATCACAGACTATAAATATTTTAGTAAAAGAGAAAGTGAGTAAGTTAAATGGAAGAATCAAAACCAGTGGAAAATAAAAAAGTTATTTGTCCTGACTGTGGGGGCAACGGATTTATTAGAGTACCATACGAACAAGCGAAAGAAGAACAACATGCACAATGCGAAACATGCAAATCACAAGGAGAGCTTAGTGAACACTAGAGGACCAAACGATTTAGAAGAAAGAATAGAGTATCTTACAAATCAAAATGAATTTTTAAAAAAGAAATTAAAAGAATCTGTAACTAAATGTAAAAGTTTTGAGGAAGAGTGTGATAGATTATTTGAAGAAAACACTAATCTTAGAATAGTACGGAACGAAGGCAAGGTTTTATGAACGATGCAATGTTAGGATACATTGCAGGTTTATTCGACGGCGAAGGATCTGTATATTTTAAACAAACAAAACAAATCAGACACAATCGTAAAGGTAAACCTGTACATAATGTTTTAGTTATCCGGATGGAAATAGCTATGACGGATGAGCACGTAGTCAGATGGGTGCACGATGTATTAGGAGTCGGGGCCGTTGGACCTAGGAAAGTAAAACCAGGGCGCAAGAAACAATGGCGTTGGAGGTGCAGCCACAGAGATGCATACTTTGTAGCTCTAGCATTGTATGAACATTCAAGGGTTAAAACAAATAAATTACAACAAATAATAGATCATTACACACAGAAAGATGGTAAAACATTTAATGGCAAGGTGGTGAGTCTAGAGCAGTACAAGGAGGCAATGAGTTTAGAATGAAAGCAGACAAAGAAGCACCAACAGTACAATATGGAGTCCTGACCTGGGGGCCATGCGTATTACAAATTAAGATATCAGAGGAGTTTCAAAAGAAACTTTTAGACGAAGCACAAAGCAGCAGAAAAGAATCTTTAAGTTATAGAGATAAACTAGCTGGTGTAATAAAAGAAGAATACTCTTATCAAAACAAAGAAATGTTTTTACCTGAGATATCACAGATCTTAGGTGTATACGATCAAGCATTCCAGAAATGGAAGAACACACCGTATGAGAAAAAACCTGAGTATGTATTAACTTCGATGTGGGTAAACTTTATGAAGAAGCACGAATACAATCCTCCGCACGATCATGCAGACCAGCTGTCTTTTGTAATATTTTTAGATGTACCTGAAGAGATTAAAAAAGAAAACGAGAAGTATGAAGGTCAGTCTGGTGGTCCTGGGAGTCTAGCTTTTTTGTATGGTGAAGGTAATAGACAGGCCATAACCTATCAATCTATCTTTCCTAAAGCGAGAGATATGTTTATCTTTCCAGCATGGTTGAAGCACTATGTGGCGCCGTTCTATTCTGATGTAACCAGAGTATCTGTGTCAGGAAACATAGCAAGTTCTATTGATTTAAACCAATTAAAGAATAATGAAAAAGAAACAAAAGCTATTGAACCTGCCAAAGTTAAAGCAGGATAATATAAGGGCCATTCTTGGTAATCCTTTGTTCGACAGTTTAGTCGAAAAGATATTGGATCGAAAAAGACAGGAGCCGAAGAAGGATAAAAAGAAATGACTTTTTATCATGGCCTAGGTATGTTTTTATTTGGTATGGGTTGTACGATTGTTGGTGCGATTATTGCTTGGTATATAATAAATGAAGTAACGAAAGATAAAGATGATTTGGAATAAAAGATTTATTTACCCACGATCGAGTCGTTCGATAGTCATGGGTCGAAGACACTACGATATAGATAACGAAAAGTTACCATCTGTAACAACGATCCTATCACAAACTCAGTCGGAAGAGAAGCGTAAAAGCCTGGATAATTGGAGAGCTAGAGTCGGTGCGCAGACGGCTGAGAGAATAAAGAATATAAGTGCAATGCGTGGGACTAGTATGCATACGTATCTTGAGGGGTATTTGACCGATCAAAAACACCTGGATCTGACGGCCTTGGGCCAGGAAGCAGGAAAAATGGCTGATATTGTTATCCGATCAGGGCTCGGGGACCTGGAAGAGGTGTGGGGTACAGAGGTGACACTGTTCTATCCTGGATTGTATGCAGGGGCCACGGATGCCGTAGGAATTTATAACGGGCGCGAAAGTATAATAGACTTCAAACAAACTAACAAGCCGAAACAAAGAGAATGGATCGGAGATTATTTTACTCAGCTAGCAGCTTATGCAATGGCACACAATCATGTGTACGGCACAAACATACAGTCTGGAATCATTCTAATGTGTTCTAAAGATGGCTACTTTCAGAAGTTTGAAGTGTTTGATAAAGAATTTCAAGGTTATATGCACACCTTCCTTAAGAAGGTCGACCAGTATTATGCAAATTGTACCAAGGATCCAAACGACCAAGGTACAAAAAATGATTAAAAAGTATAATAGATTCAAGGATAATTTAACCATAAGGCAATTGTATACACTTTTTTCTATAAAAATAAAAAAATTTTTTTATTTTTTAAAATACCTAGGTACAATTGGTACAAATGAAAAAACGTAGTAATACCAATTGTTATTCGTTCATTTTTGTACCTAGACCCTCTGGTACAATTTGGTACAATTGGTACAAATGTATTAAAAAGCTAGTAATACCAACGATTTATGGGTCGCGCGCATATGATTAACAATTGTAAATTTATAATTTATAAAATCTGGGGTATACAGACCTATGCCTAAACGAAATAAGAAATCAAAATTTAAACACGTCGTGATCGGTTCGAAGAAGTATTATTTTTATCGTTTAGAGTGGATCGACATAACTGGGGATGCAGGCCATGCATCAATCGAAGAATTTGATAAATTCGAATGCAGCAAAATGATAACGCATGCATACATTTACAAACGAACTTCCAAATTTGTTTGGACCTTTGCTTCATATGAGGATAAAGACGTTTCATTTTCAGACCGTAATGTTTTTCCTGCTGGTTGTATTGTTAAATTGGAGAAGATTACTCTTTAGAGTTTGCTAGAGCTTTGACTCGCTCGTTCTGTATTTGTTTTATTCTTTTGATTTCTTCTAATTTCTCTTCGTTTGTCATATCACTTATCTTCCCATGTAAATGTATATCTACAAACTGTCCCGTCGCTTTACCTATTAAGTTTTCAAAACCAACGGCTTTTTCTGTCTTTCCTTCTTCTACTAACTTTTGAGATAGTATCTGCTGCCTTCTTACATAGTTATGTTTGGTGACAGCAAAAGATCTATTCACCTCAGCAGATCTTTTAGCTAAGTAACTTTGTATCTTAGGATTTTGCATTAGTCGGTATGCTTCTTGTCTAGCATACTTGACGTTATAACCTGCTTGAACCGCAGCATCCTGATGTGTTGTTCTACCTTCATTAAAGATTAAATACTCACAGAACCTTCTTTGTTGTTCTGTTAAATCTGTTGGAAAGTTAGCTTCTTTTTTAACTACCTCTTGAGTCATCCTTGCAATATATAGATATCTGGGATATATATCAATACTTAATGAAAGCGAAAGAATTACGTCAATACTTAGATAAATTCCTGGTATCTCCTGCAGCACAAAATGCAAGAGTCCAAATTGAAATGCCTAACGGTGAAAAACTTGATCTTAGTGTCATTCAACTCTTGGAAAGTAGAATGATTGGTGATAGAGACACGCATATTTTAAACTTAAAAGGCGAGAAACTTGGCGGTACTTGGAAGATGCCAAAGATAATTGGCAAACTTTAATTTAGCTCAAGGTAGGCGACTTGAAACCAGAGGCTAAATTATATAGTGATCTTAAAAAAACAATTACAAAAATTTCGTGGAATAGGCTTGAAAACCGTAGCTTACTTGGTACTCCTGACCTATTGGCTTATGCTCCTAGTGGGACCTTTTTTACAGTAGAACTGAAGTATACATCTGCCTACAAAATACGTTTTTCACCCCACCAAATAGCCTTCCATGTGAAACATCCACAGAATACATTTATCCTTGTGGCCTGTACCCTGGATAAGGGGAAGGTACGCTTGTACCCTGGATCAGAAATTATTTCTCTTGTGAGGGAAGGTTTGCGCCTGAGCCCTTTGGCTTGTGGCTGGGACGCTTGCCAGCTTGCGCTTGAGCGCTTGTAGGCTTGTTGCTTGCGGCCTTGTCCGCTTGTTCCTTTTCGAATTGCTTTCGAATCTTTGCCAGCTCCTTGTAGTGTTTCGGGTGTTTAAACATCAGTGAGCTAAATAAGCAATATTTTTGATTGACTTATCCCAACACGCTCTGCAGCTCTTGCACTCGTTGCCCTGGTTAGGTGCTGGACAATTAGCCTTAGTTTTATCAGTGACCACGGTTGAAGTATTAGGCCAGCCGCCCGCCGCTTCCTGGTCAATCATTGGCATTGAAAATCTTATATTTAAATTATCAGGCGCAGCCGGTATAAATTTTTTTACCCAGGCTTCACGGGTTGGCAGCCAGTGATCAACCGACGGCGTCAGTTTACAAACTTTGAAAATTTTTGCTAAGTGTTTCAGGTCCTGGATATCTCCCGAGTCGTGCCACCTAAATTCTTTAGATCTTTTATTATTTATTTGTAATGCCATGGCCTGAACCCATCTCCGATCTTTAATTGCTTTTAGTCTGTAGTATTGTGCATTTTGTACAACTTTAAAAACATAGCAACCTTTTAAAGCATAACAATCATAACAAGTCGAGCCCTTAACATTTTGCAGCTTGCCGCCGGTCTTGCATTCTTTAGCTGGTAACCCGTAAGACCATCCAGGCATTTTTGAAGGCTTGCTCAGGCTGCCTGTAATTTCTTTTGCTGTTTTTATATCCATAATTTTTTAATCCTTTCTATGTCCTACAATATCCCAGGCCTGCGGACTTGTCAAGCTTGTTAGTTTAGAATCATTCTAAACTGTGGGGGGCTTGTGCGTGGGCGGGCCCACCCAAAAAAAATAGCTTGAGGACTTTAGCCTGTCCCCTGAGGCCCGGACCAGTGAGCTAGTTGGTTATTATCTAGAATACCTATATCTCTCACTGATCCCAGGTCCTGCTAGCTGAATTTAATTCGACACAGGACCAGGGATCAGGTCCAGGCCTATAGCTTTAATTCTAAATTAACCTGGACCATGGCTGATAGTGTGCACACCTTAAAGCAGTCAGCCGCCGCTCAAATTAATTAATTATCTAAACAAGTAAATTAATTAATATATCCCATATAATCCTATTGACAATGATTGTCAAGTAGTTTATAAAAATAATTAACAGAAAGGATAAAACATGGCAAAAAGCACAATGCAAAAATGGCAACGGGACCACTTTGTATCCGAGTTAAACCGGAACTATGACCCGTTGATTAACGCTGCGGAATTGAAATTAAAATCAATAGAAGCAGAAGCAATAGAGATAGCAGAAAAAAATCTGGCAGATGATATTGGCGCAACACCAATTATTGAAGAGCTGCAGGAAGCTATTAATAATGTTAAAACTAAAATGAGTAAAGCGGCAAGGTTTTTTAATAAAACCAAACAAGCTAAAAAGGATATAAATTATAAATTCAAAGAAAAGGATTTTGATTTATTTGGTTATGGTTCAAGCCGTATAACTCCGGACGATTGCTGGGAACAAATAAGAGACTGGGCCGGGGACTTTGCACGGGCAAAAATTAAACAAACACCCGAGGGCAAAGTGCTTGCAACATTGGAGGAAAATAAAAGGGCTTCATATAAAGAAATCATGGAAGCAGGAAGCCCGGACAGTTTAAAAACTAAACTCCATAACAACCTACAAAAAGACGGTTTAAGCTGGAATAGAGAAGTAAAAGCTTTACCACCAATAGATGAAACAATTAATTAATTTAGTTGTTGACAATATCTGGGATATCCTGTAATATCCCAGATATAAAAGAAAGGATATAATATGAAAACAATAAAAATAAAAGAAGGTACAACAGGGCTTATCTCATACAAAGCAGATAAATATGGTAAGTTTATACACAGACCATTTAAGTGGGATAGTAAATGCACCTTCACAGAAAAGCACGTTATATATTTTGACACGTTCAGAAAAAATTATAGATGTGCAAAAAGACCAGTTAAGATGAGCGCAAACCAGGAAAGGAAGGCAGGATAATATGTTATATATGTGGCTATCACTATTAAAAGTTTTAATAGGATTTGTGTTGGCAATGTTAGGATTAATATTGGCAATGCATAGTGAATATACAATACCAGGACTGTTAGTCAGCTTTGCAGGTGTAATGGCTGTCTTAACTGGACTACCTAACCATAATGAAAGGATATAATATGTACTTAATAATTAAACATCAAAAGTATGATCATTTTAATGATGATTATACAATCGCAGGGACTTCAGATTATTTGGAAGGCGCTAACGAATTGTTAGACGCTCACAGAATAATTAATAAGAATAAGTCTGTTTTATTTTCAATAGTTAATATGGAAGAGCCATTAATATTAACTGATGAAATAAAGGACTCAAAACAATTAAAGTTTAAATTTGAGGGTTACGACTCTCAATAAATAGAACACTTTCCATAGTGTGTCCTTAACCGTGGCCCAGTAATCTGGGCCACGGTTTTTTTATATCTATAATAATCCTACAATATCCTATGCAAAAACTGCATAGCTCCTGGGGGGCATGTGTGTGGGCGGGCCCACCCCCTGGGGGGCATGTGACCGGGCGGGCCCACCCCAATAGAGGTACCAGACCAAACGACGTTTTTGTTTTGTTTATAAAAGGTCAACCCCCCTTTGACACAGAAGGGGTCCCAGAGTACGTATATATTGTAGAATACAGACAGTTATGGTAAAGGTTTTGAAAACAAGTTTATATATGTCTAACGAAAAAAATTTTTCAAAAAATTTTGACGGATTGACCAAGGAAGAAAGCGAAAGACTTTTAGAATTGGAAAGAAGTCTAGAACTAGCAAAAGCCAAACCAAAAATCGAAAATAACTTTTTGAGTTTTGTGAACTATGCTTGGCCTGAGTTTATTGAAGGATCACATCATAAAATTATTAATAAAAAATTTAACGAACTTGCCTCTGGCAAGATTAAGCGCCTAATCATCAACATGCCGCCAAGACATACAAAATCGGAGTTTGCCTCATACTTACTCCCGGCATGGATGATTGGCCGTAATCCCAAACTAAAAATTATTCAAGCGACCCACACTGCAGATCTTGCAATAGACTTTGGTCGTAAAACAAAAAACCTGGTCGATGAGCCCCGGTACCGGGAACTTTTTTCTACAAGACTGCAAGAGGACTCTCAGGCTGCTGGTAAATGGAAAACGGAACAGGGAGGAGAATATTTTGCAGCTGGTGTTGGTGGAGCAATCACGGGCCGTGGTGCCGATCTCCTGATCATTGATGATCCACACAAAGAACAAGATATTAGAAAAGATAGTAAGTCTTTCGAAAAAGCTTGGAACTGGTATACATCAGGTCCACGTCAACGTTTACAACCAGGCGGACGTATTGTGGTTGTAATGACAAGATGGAATACCAAGGATCTAACTGGACAATTAATCAGGGCTCAGGGAGAAGATGATTCTGATCAATGGGAAGTTGTAGAACTACCAGCGCTATTACCATCAGGTAAACCAGTGTGGCCAGAATACTGGACAGCTGAAGAATTAGAAAAAACTAAAGCATCTATTCCAGTTTCAAACTGGAACGCTCAGTATATGCAACAGCCAACAGCTGAAGAAGGCGCAATATTAAAACGAGAGTGGTGGCAAAACTGGGAAGGACACAACCCACCTCGAGTCGATTATATTGTGCAGAGTTATGATACGGCATTTTTAAAAAAAGAATCAGCCGACTTTAGTGCGATAACGACATGGGGAGTCTTTGAAGATGAAGACAAAGGTTATAATATTATCTTACTCAATGCATTTAAAGATAGGTACGAGTTCCCTGAACTACGTCGCGTGGCTCATGAAGAGTATCTATACTGGCGTCCTGATATGGTTTTAATCGAGGCCAAGGCATCAGGAATACCATTAACGTCAGAATTGAGAAGAATGGGAATCCCAGTAATTAACTTTACACCTAGCCGTGGAAATGATAAACAAGCGAGAGTAAACTCAATATCTCCGCTTTTCGAAAGCGGTAAGGTATATGCTCCTATGCATGAGCACTTTGCACAAGAAGTAGTTGAAGAATGTGCAGCGTTCCCGCATGGTGATCACGATGACTACGTTGATAGCACAACACAGGCATTGATGAGAATACGGCAGGGCGGACTTCTACCTCATCCAGAAGATGAAAAAGAAGAGCCGAGAGAACCAAGACAACTGGAGTATTATTAGTATGGAATTTGAAAAATACGAAGACGTAATCGATGCATTTGAAAGAGGCGTAGGTGTAGAACCAGGTGATACTCTTACAGACTATATTAGAAAAAATAATATTAAAATTGCAGACCCAATGCCTGATAATCAAGAATCAGGAATTATGCAAACTGACGATGCTAAAATAATGTTGTCAGAAGGCCCAATGATACAAGCTGGTTCTGACGATAGAGATCCTATTTTAGTTGAAGAGTATGAAAAATATATTTTTGACATGTTAGAGCAAGGTTTACAACCAATGACTTTTGAGGAATTTAGAAGAGAAGCTATGTCTGGCATGGCAAAAGGTGGAGAAGAAGAAGTAGAAGAAATCAAAGAGAAAAAAGTAATATCCCTAGCAGGCGGCGGAATATCAGAATTACTGGAGGCCTAGATGCCCATCCAAGACGAGCTAAAACTTTTCGTAGAAAATTTTAAATTAGAAAACGGAAGAATCCCAACACAGAACGAAATATTTAAAGCTACAGGTCGTGCTGCTAAAACAATTAAATCTTATTTAGTTGAGGGAGTAGATTATGCAAAACCTTTAACTAAATTAGAAGCAGCAAAACTTGGTGGTAAGAAAGCTACTGGTATAACAAAAGTTAACCCTAAATTAGTAAAAGAATTAAAAGATTTAAAAGTAAAAGGTATATCTCTTTCTGTAGAAACAAGTCCGGCTGGCAGTAAATCTTTTAGAGTTACCTTTGATAAAAAATTAAATTTAAATAATATATCCGTTCCCGCAACAAAAGAAAATTTAGAGAAGATAAAAATTAATGTTAGTCAAGTTGTTGACAGCAATAACTATAACAAAAATATTTTACCTTTTCAAACATCAGAAGAAAAAAGAAGAATAAAAAGATTTAAAGAAGCAAACTATAAAAAGAAAGATCCGTATGGAGTTTATAAAGCTTTACAAAAATATAAAACAGAAAAATTCCCTGGGTCTTTATCTAAAGATATTGTTATTCAACATGGTCAACCAAAATTTACCACACAAACTTTAAATAAATTTGCTTTAATACCTTCTGCTGTAAACATATCTGATACGGTTGAAAAAGTGGAAAGACTTCGTAACAATGCTCTTAAAATTGCACTAGCAACTTTAAATAATAAAAATGCAGATGTTGCAACAAAAAGAGCTGCAGCAGAAAAATACAATTCAATAGCAAGAGGTTTACGTGGACAATTAAAAGGTGAAGCATCTGGTGTGGTAAACTTTGAATTATTGGAAGTTGATAACAAAGGTAATTTTAAAAAAATAAAAGACATTGGATTTGATTCAACAAAAGCTCTAGTCGCATCAGATAAAGATCTATCTAAAATTACAAAATTAGAGGCAGAAGAGTTAATTAAATCTGGTAAGAAAAAAATAGATATTGAATCATTAAAATTAACAACAGATGTAAAACCTTTATCTAAAATAGACAGACCAGAAAAAGCTTTGCTAACAGAAGACTTCAAAGCATTCTCTTCTAGAATAAAAAATTATGATAACTTAGATCCAACAACTTATCCGTCTAAAACTTATGTTCGTGATGAACTTAAAAAAGTTCCCGTAGAAGCACCCGTAAAACAAACAATAAAAGATTTTGATATTCCAAAAGGTACAATACTAAAAGGTCTTGCAAAAGGCACACTTAGAGCTGTTGCACCATTCGTTCCATTTGTAGGAGCGTTAGGTGTTGCACTTGGGGTATCTGATGTTGCAAAAGCAAAAGACGAAGGGCTAGAAGGAGAGGAGCTTGGTATTGCATATCTTGTTGGACCAGAGCTAGCTAAAAAATATTCTGATTACAAAGATAGAAATTTAAATGTAGAAACGGAGTCAGAAGGAATTATGGGACTTAAGGACGGCGGCCGAGTCGGATTTTTCAAAGGTGCAGTAGCGGGTGGCGAAAACATTTCACCAGGCACGGACGTAGGAGGAAATGTTAGAGACGATAATCCTTTTACAGGAGGAGGTGATGATAAACCCACGAATATTCCGCCACCACCAAAAGATGGTACTATTCCTATTACAATAAACCTTGGAACGGAAGATGTATTAGGAGTTAATGTTCCAAAATTTGTGGACCTTGGTTTACCCACTCAATATGGCTTATTGAATCTTAGACAAAACTTTAGTGATTTTATTAATCCTGATGAAATAGATATTGACCCTGAATTAACTTTCGGTGGTTCAACTCCTTTATTCGGAGGCAGGGTTGATTATGGTGTGGGTATAACAAAAGAAGGTTTTATGAGTGATCCATCACCTTTTATAACATTTAGTAAAACATTGAACGCTGATAAATTTAGAAGATGATAAAACGATTAACTAGAACAATACCACCACTTAGAGGACCAGACCCACAAGGGTTGAATGTTCCATATAAACCGACTATAGTGGTTCGGAACTCGGAGAAAATAAATGGCAGAAATAGACAAAGCTCTTCCAAACGTAGAGCAAACAATAAAAACGCCTAGTGAAGAAGAACTTCAGGTAGCGACAGAACAAAATATCCAAGAGCAAGTTGGTCCAGAAGATGTAAAAATTGAGGAGCAAGAAGATGGCTCTGTTGAAATTAATTTTGACCCTGAAGCAATCAATCAACCTAACAGCGAAAGCCATTTTGATAATTTAGCAGACCTATTACCAGAAGAAATACTTGGCAGACTTGGATCTGAGATTTATGAGAATTACGAAAATTACAAAACATCTAGAAGAGACTGGGAACAAAGTTATACAAAGGGTCTAGATCTTTTAGGATTTAAATATGAAAACAGAACACAACCATTTCAAAACGCAAGTGGTGTAACACACCCTGTTTTAGGAGAAGCTGTTACACAGTTTCAAGCGCAAGCTTACAAAGAATTACTTCCAGCAAATGGACCAGTGCATACTCAGACCATGGGTGCACCGAGTAGACAGAAAGAAGATCAATCTGTTAGAGTAAAAAATTTCATGAACTATCAGCTCATGAATGTGATGAAGGAGTATGAACCCGAGTTCGATCAAATGCTTTTTTATCTCCCTCTTAGTGGCTCTGCCTTCAAGAAAATCTATTATGATGAACTCTTAGGCAGAGCTGTTTCTAAGTTCGTACCCGCTGATGATTTAATAGTTCCATACACTGCAACATCTATCGAAGATGCAGAAGCAGTTGTGCATAAATTAAAAATGTCAGAAAATGATTTAAGAAAAAAACAAGTGTCAGGTTTCTATAGAGATATAGAAATAAACCCTGGATATAATCAAGAAACAGACGTAGAGAAAAAAGAAAGAGAGTTAGAAGGTGTTAAGAAAACAAGAGAAGATAATATTTTCACTATCTTAGAATTTCACATGGATTTAGATCTAGAGGGATTTGAAGATAAAGACAACGCTGGTGATATGACTGGAATCAAACTTCCATACATTATTACGTTGGATGCTGGTAGTAGAGAAGTATTATCTATTAGAAGAAACTATCAACCTATGGATCCGTTAAAAAAGAAAATAGAATATTTTGTTCATTTTAAATTTTTACCTGGTCTAGGATTCTACGGTTTTGGTTTAATCCACATGATTGGTGGTTTATCTAGAACTGCAACTAACGCATTAAGACAATTAATTGATGCAGGTACATTTTCAAATATGCCTGCAGGTTTTAAACAACGAGGTATTCGTGTAAGAGACGAAGCAAATTCTATCCAACCTGGAGAGTTCAGAGATGTAGATGCACCTGGTGGAAACATCAGAGACGCATTTATGCCCTTACCATTTAAAGAACCATCACAGACTTTATTGCAGTTGATGGGGATTGTAGTTCAGGCAGGACAACGATTTGCCGCCATAGCTGACATGCAGGTCGGTGACGGCAACCAACAAGCAGCTGTTGGTACGACCATAGCTCTCTTAGAACGTGGTTCCAGAGTCATGTCAGCCATACACAAAAGAATGTATGTGGCGATGAAACAAGAGTTTGAATTACTTGCGAATGTATTTAAAACTTATTTGCCTGCTGAGTATCCTTATGACGTCGTTGGTGCACAACGAAATATTAAGGTTACGGATTTTGATGACAAGATAGATATTATTCCTGTAGCTGATCCAAATATATTTTCACAATCACAAAGAATAAGTTTAGCACAAACAGAATTACAATTAGCTATGTCTAATCCACAAATGCATAACATGTACGAAGCGTACAGAGATATGTACGAAGCAATTGGTGTAAAAAATATTGATGCAATATTACCACCACCGCAACAACCAATGCCAATGGATCCTGCATCAGAGAATATTATGGCAATGACTGGAAAACCTTTTCAAGCATTCAAAGGTCAAGATCACAGAGCTCACATTACAGCTCACTTAAATTTTATGGCTATGAATATGGCAAAAAATAATCCTGTTATTATGGGTGCATTAGAAAAAAATATCTTTGAACACATTTCTTTAATGGCACAAGAACAATTAGAAATAGAATTTGCAACTGAGCTACAACAAATTACACAATTGCAACAAGCTATACAGGTAAATCCACAGCTACAACAAGACCCACAAGTACAACAACAGATTTTAACAGTTACAACACAAATGGAATCTAGAAAATCTAAGTTGATTGCTGAAATGATGAGAGAATTTAGACAAGAAGAACAAGAAATTATGGGTGCATTTGGAAATGACCCTGTTGCACAACTAAAAGCAAGAGAATTAGACCTAAGAGCGCTTAACGAAAGTGTAAAACGTGAGCAAGATCAAGAAAAAATCAATTTAGATCGATCAAAACAGCTTATGGGTCAAGAACAGTTTGATGAAAAGCTCGAACAAAACGAAGAATTAGCAAATTTACGAGCAAGTACATCATTAACAAAGCAAGCAATGTCTCAAACAGCTAAAATTCAGAATGATTTATTCAAAATGGCTGATGTAGAGATCTTGAAAGGTCCAAAAAGATAGTATAAGGAGAAACTATGACAAAAAATAATGTAAAAGATCCAAAAATTACTCCAGAGTTGGGTGCAGACAAGGATGGCATGCAAAAAGGTGGGATTGATATCCAAACTACTATGCCAAACGAATCACAGACTGTGGATGTAAAAGGAACTAGAAGAATTAGACCCGATAAGAAGCCGGTAAAAGCTACTTGGTATTAGTATGGCGTGGTTTGGTTTAGCAAAGGTTGCTTTGCAGGCTGGCACGCACATATTTAAGAAGCGCCAGGAGACAAAGATGGCTATGGCTGACGCTCAGCATATGCATGCAAAGCGTATGGCCGACGGACAGGCGGAATACCAGGGAAAACTTTTAGAAGCCCGACAATCGGACTGGAAAGACGAATTCGTTTTACTTGTATTAACGGCGCCGATAGCAGTGCTTGCTTGGGCGGTGATATCAGATGATCCCGCGGCCATGGATAAGATGAAATTGTTCTTTGAGTATTTTTCATCACTGCCCCAATGGTTCACAAATTTATGGATCCTTGTCGTGGCGAGCATTTATGGTATAAAGGGAACACAAATATTTAGAAACGGAGGAAAAAAATAATGCCAAACTTTAGATTTAATACACAAGTAGGTCAACCAAGAGGACAAGTCGGTAGAAAAAAATTAGCTGGCGGCGGAATGGGTGGCAGAACAGGAGACATGATGTATTCACGAGGACAAGGTGAAAACATGAGGTCTAAAAGAATGCCAACTGAACTTATGGACAGAGGCGCTATGAAAAAAGGCGGTAAAGTCGGTAAGAAAAAACAAGGATTCAAAGCTAGAAAAGATGAATCAATTGCTATGAGAATTAAGAAGAAAAGAACTAAAAAGCAATTGAAAGCTTCTAGAGATGAGTCTTATGGAAAATTTGGTTCTAAAGCTAAAAAATCTGGAAAGATCAATAGATAGTGAAAGGCCAGAAAAAAGTTAAGAAGGTAATGCGTGAGTTTAAAAAAGGCAAACTCAACATTGGCGGCTCTAAGAAAAAAGTAAAAAATAGAAAGCAGGCAATTGCGATTGCCCTTTCTCAAGCTGGAATAAAAAGGAAAAAATAATGGGAAAACCAATAAGTAAAAGTAAAAATAAAGGTTTAGCTAAAATGGCTAAGACAGCAAAAGGAAAAGAAGCAATTAAAAAAATGGGTTTTAATCCGGATAGAATGGTTGCTAAAAAAGGTGGAAGAGTAAAGAAGAGAAAAAAATAATGGCACGTAAAGGTTTATACGCGAACATTCATGCCAAAAGAAAACGTGGTGGTAAAATGAAAAAGAAAGGTGCAAAGGGTGCACCGACTGCAGCTAACTTTAGAAGAGCTGCACAAACGGCGAGGAAAAGATAAATGACAAAACTTTGTCCAAGAGGTAAAGCAGCAGCGAAAAGAAAGTTCGACGTGTACCCGTCGGCATATGCAAATGCATACGCTTCTAAAATTTGTGCCGGAAAAATTAAAGATCCATCTGGAGTTAAAAGAAAAGATTTCAGAGGCAGTAAAGCAAAGGGTGGATTAATGGAAGCAACTTCCAGATTAAAAAGACAAGGATTAAAAAAAGGTGGTTTCGTAGCTAGAGGTTGCGGTGCTATCATGTCAAATAGAGCAAAGAAAACTAAAATAATTAAACATGTCTAAAAATGGTCTTGATAAATGGTTCAAACAAAAATGGGTAGATATTGGGAGCAAGCGAAAAGATGGCTCATTTGCAAAGTGTGGCCGTTCAAAACAAAAGAAGGATGCGAAGAGGAAGTACCCAAAATGCGTGCCTCTAGCGAAAGCGAGACGAATGTCAGAAGGACAGAGAAGATCTGCCGTTGCCAGGAAACGGGCAGCTGCCAATGTGGGACCTAAACCTACAAACGTAAAAACATTCACAAAAAGAAAAAGCATGAGCATGGGTGGTTTAGCATGAGCAGTGTAAGAGCTTTTAAAATTCCTTTAAAATCCGTTCATAGAAATATAAATAAAAAAGGCCAACCAAATACTATAAGAGTTACAATGGCAAAAGGTGGAGACACCATGCCAAAAAGAAATAAAAAAAATTTTAGACCCACTGAAAAAGGGGCTGGAATGACAAAAGCAGGTGTTGCTGCATATAGAAGAGCAAACCCTGGTTCAAAACTAAAAACAGCCGTGACGGGTAAAGTAAAACCTGGATCTAAAGCTGCGAAGAGACGTAAGTCCTTCTGCGCAAGAAGCGCCGGTCAAATGAAAAAATTTCCGAAAGCTGCAAAAAATCCTAATTCTAGACTACGTCAGGCTAGGAGAAGATGGAAATGTTAAGAGATGTAATATTACAAGCACTAGAAGATAGATATAACGCTCAAATATCAGAAGCTGAAGCAACACTAAAAATATATTTAGAAAAACCAGTTGCGATTGGTGAACATCCACAACACGTAGATGAAGCAGATAAATTAATAGATAAGATTGCTCAAGCAGAAGAGAAATTAGAAGTATTGAAAGAATTTAAAGATGACTGATCCTAAAAAAGGTACAGGTAAACATCCAGGAAAAAAATATGGTAGGAGATTATATACCGATGAAAACCCTCGTGACACTGTTAAGATCAAGTTCGCAACGCCAACGGATGCGAGAAAGACGGTGGCGAAAGTTAAAAAAATTAATAAACCGTTTGCTAGAAAAATTCAAATTTTAACTGTTGGAGAACAGCGTGCCAAGGTTATGGGTAAAAGACAAGTCGCTGCAATATTTAAACAAGGCAAAAATGCCATAAGAAAGAAGGAGAAAAAAGATGGATGATTTAACTTTTGTAGAAAAGATAAAAAGAATTATCAAAATGAGACATGACGATGTGGTATCTGCGCTAGTCTCTGGTGGTGTTGACAACATGGAAAAATACCAGTATATGTTAGGTCAGATACGAACGTATCAATATTTAAATCAGGAAATATCCACCCTGCTAAATAAAAAGGAGCAAAATGAAAGTGAAGGAACAGTCATCAGTATCAAATCCAAAGATACACCTACCAAATAAAGAATTAGTTGGCGTTGAAAAAAACGAATCTGGAAAGCTTCCAAAACCTACAGGTTGGAGAATTTTAGTTTTACCTTTTAAACAAAAAGAAAAAACTAAAGGTGGTTTAATATTAGCAGATGAAACAGTAGAACGATCACAAGTAGCATCAACTTGTGGTTTAATTTTAGATATGGGCCCACAATGTTACGATAAAGAAAGATACCCAGAAGGTCCCTGGTGCAAGAAAGGTGATTGGATTATCTTTGCAAGATATGCAGGATCACGAATTAAAATAGATGGGGGTGAGATAAGACTTCTCAATGATGATGAAGTTTTAGCAACCGTGGAAAACCCTGAAGATATATTCCACGAATTTTAACATAGATAAGGAGAAACTATGCCAGAAACAGAAGAAAAACTAAAAGAAACAGTTGATATAGATACTTCAGGTCCTGAAGTAGAAATCAAACTGCCAGAAGAAAAAATAAAAGAAGAGGACAAAACATATGAAGATGAACGTGAAACAAAGCTTGAAGACGGTGGTGTCGCCGATGATACACCTGAGAAACCTGTGGAGCAGCCTGCTGTTCAAGGGAGTGATAAGCAACAAAGTAACAGTCAAGAAGTTGAAGACTATTCTGAAGGAGTTAAGAAAAGAATAGCCAAGCTTACTAAAAAAATGCGTGAAGCTGAAAGACAAAAAGACGAAGCTTTACGATATGCTGAAAGTGTTAGAAAAGAACGAGATCAATTTAAAACTCAAGCTACATCTTTAGATAAAAATTATGCAACAGAAATGGAAGGCAGGATCGCGTCTTCTCTTGCTGCAGCTCAAGCTAAACTAGCGGCTGCCAGAGACTCACAAGATTCTAAAGCAGAGGTAGAAGCTTTAACAGCTATTTCCCAACTTGGTTATGAACAAGGAAAGTTAGCAGAATTAAAAACTGCTCAACAAATGGAAGAAACTGCTTTAAAAGATAAGCCTCAATCCCAAGCCATAGCACAACCAAAAAGAGCTGCCGCGCCAGATCCTAAAGCAGAAGCATGGGCAGAGAGAAATGATTGGTTTGGTAAAGATAACGCAATGACATATACAGCGTTTGATTTACATAGAAAACTCACAGAGGAAGAGGGATTTGATCCTAAATCAGATGATTATTATGCTGAGATTGACAAGAGAATAAAGCTTGAATTCCCACATAAGTTTGATACAACTGTAGAAAAACAGACTAGTAAACCTACACAGAACGTTGCCTCTGCAACGCGTAGTTCAAAGACTGGTCGCAAAAGTGTGAGACTCACATCTTCTCAAGTAGCAATTGCTAAAAAATTAGGTGTGCCATTAGAAGAGTATGCGAAACAACTTATGAACACGAAGGAGGTATAGGCATATGGAAAACAAGAAACCAACTCGTGCGAGTCAAACTAAGAAAAGTGATTCTACAAAAGTACAATCACAAGCTAAAGCGGTTAAGCCAAAAGCAAGACCAAAAGTTTGGGCTCCACCATCGTACTTAGATACGCCCAACGCGCCAGACGGATTCAGACACAGATGGGTCAGGGTAGAAATCCTAGGGTTCGTAGACACTAAAAACGTACAAGGTCGATTAAGATCTGGTTACGAATTAGTTAGAGCTGACGAATATCCTGAAGAAGACTTCCCAGTAGTCCAAGACGGCAAATACGCAGGGGTGATCGGGCACGGAGGCCTAGTGCTGACTAGGGTACCAGAAGAGATCGCGAGACAGCGTACTGAATATTATATGAATCAGGCGCAGGATCAAATGACGGCAATCGATAACGATCTACTGAAGGAACAGCATAAGAGTATGCCTATCGATGTAGACAGGCAATCTCGTACGACCTTCGGTGGCAAGAAAAGTTAATTTTTTAACAATTCAAACCCAGCGATAAAAATAACCCGTACTGGAGGCCCCTCGGGGCAGGTACATAAGGAGAAAACAATATGGCTAACGCGTCAACTACTGGGTTTGGTTTTAGACCCATTAAAAAAGTCGGTCAGGATTACAACAATGCAGGACTCTCTGAGTACAGCATTGCGGCTTCTTCAGCGTTAATTTCGCACTCAGCAATGGTGCAATTAACTGCAGACGGAGTAATACTTTCTTCAGGAAACACAGATGAAAATAATCTGGGTGTACTGAACGGAGTGTTTTTCACTGACGCTACGACTAGTAAACCAACATTCGCTAACTTTTTAGCTGCAAGTAATACTGCAACTGATATTGTTGGCTTTGTTAACGACGATCCTAAGCAAATGTATGAAATCATGTCTGCGGACACTTCCTTCGACCAAAATGAAGTTGGTGAATGTGCTGATCAAGTATTTGCAAATGGAACGTCACCGTTGTTTATTTCGAGATCAAAAATTTCGGCTACAACAGCAGCGGCAATTGCACAACTAAAAATCCTAGGTGTTTCTAGAGATCCTGATCATTCAGATACTACTGCTGAGGGCTTTGCTCTTAGAGTTATGATTTGTCAGCATATCTTAGGGAACAACGTGGCAGGTATATAAGGAGGTTATAAACTATGGCTATATCACGTAATCAACTAGTTAAAGAACTAGAGCCGGGTTTGAACGCCTTGTTCGGCCTGGAATATAAACAGTATGAGCAGGAACACACTGCTATATA